GTCGCAAGACGCCACTCACTTCACCGCTTGGGACAACGTCTCAGCAGGGAACTTCCTGTTCTCAGGAACCATCACCGCCAACGCTTACACGGCAGGCGACACGTTCACCATCGCATCAGCGTCACTCACCGTCTCACTGACGATCGCCTCCTAGTAGGCACCCGTGGTCACACGGTTCTACCTCGACCAGTCGCAACTTGACGACGCCAACGTCGGGCTAGGTGGTCCATCACCAGCGTTCGTCCTCGACACTTCAACGCTTGATGGCAACGGTGTCCTAGACGGCGCCAACTTCACGACCACCGGCACGGGTGCATCAAGCCTCGGTGGGTTGGTTGCGTCGGCGACGGGGACGGTGACGCCGGTGGTGTCGGGTGTGGCTGATGCTCCGTTGGGTGAGTTGTTCGCTGATGTGAGCGAGGTGACGATTGAGGATTTCGGTGACGGGGTTGCTGAGTTGGGTGGGTTGTCGGCGTCGGCTGCTGGTGGTGTCACAATCGTCGCATCGGCGTCTGCGGGGCTTGGAGAAGCGTCATCGAGTGCTACTGGCACTCTGACGGTGGTCGGTTCGGCGACGGCTGTTCTGGGTGGTGTGGATGCGTCTGCGGTGGGTGTGGCGTCGGAGATTGGGTCTGCGTCTGGTGTGTTGGGTGGGTTGGTTGCGTCGGCTGTTGGGTCGGTGACGCCTCAGCCGCAACCGGAGCCTGAGCCGACTGGTGGCGGTCAGCCGTATTGGTATCCACGTCCGAAGTCACGCAAGAAAGTTGAAGCGGTTGTCGTCGAAGTTGAGGATGAGGTTGTTGTTGTGCCTGCGGTGGTGGAGGCGTATTGCACTCCGATCTTCGCTGCTGTGTCTGCGTCGGCTGGTGGCCGAATCACGTTCTCTGCCGAAGAGGACGACTTGCAAGTAATGTTGATGCTCTGAGGTAAATCATGGCTGTGTATCAAGGTCAAGCGTCTGTTGGAACTGTTGCGACGGTATTGAATCCGTCTCGTGCGCAGCCGGGTGTGATTCACATCGTGAATCAGGACAACACCGACACGGTGTACGTCGGCGGTTCTGCAATCACAACATCAACTGGTCACGGCATCCCGAAGAGCGGTGATGTTGAGTTGACGATTTATGCCGACACCGTCATCTACGCAATCTCCAGCAAATCCGGTCACACCGTCTCTTGGTTGCACATCACTCCCTGATGCCATACTTCATCACCGATTCTTCACCCGACTGTTCAGGTTGGGCAACCATCAAGGAAGATGGTGAAGTCATCGGCTGTCATACTAAAAAACAGGACGCTATTGACCAGATGGTCGCTGTCTCTATCGCCGAAGACATGGAACCGGGTGGCGAGCGAGCTCGACCCGATGAGCTGATGGTGGGCGACTATGTGTCATGGAACTCGTCTGGTGGTCGTGCTCGTGGAGAAATCAAAGAAATCTTCCGGTCAGGCACGGTGCGTGTACCTGGCACCGACTTTGAGTTGGAGGCCAGTGAAGATGACCCGGTTGCCCTCATTCAGATTTATCAACGAGTCGAAGGTGGTTGGGAAGATACCGATGTCATCGTCGGTCACAAGTTCTCCACATTGACTCGCATCGGTGAGTTGGAAGAACCAGAGGACGAGCCAGATGACGAGGACGAGGACGACATGGAGGATCGGGAACTTCCCACCAACTATCGGCCATCCGCTTCAGCCGATGTTCCTGCCAATCACAACTGCGGGAACTGTGGCTTCTACAAGAACTTCTATTGCGAACGGTGGGATGCGTTGGTTGCACCTGCGTACTACTGCAACGCTTGGCAACCAGTCAAAGGATTACCAAATGACAACCCAGGACAAACAGTCCAAACAGGAAACATCAGTGGAGAGGATGCCGAGTACTACGACCCAGGCATCAACATCATGCGCCAACTCTCGTTCGATGTTCCTGTCTACATTCGTTCGGCTGCCCGCAAAGGTTTGGACTATTACGGGCAGGGACTTGCTGGTGATGGTCTTGTGGCAAGAACTGTTCGTGAAGCCCGTGACATGGCTGCGGGAAGAATCAGCGAGGATAAAGTCATTCGTGCAAACGCTTGGGGAGCAAGACACCTGGTAGACCTCCAAGCTCCGAAGAACTCCGATCCAGACAACGACCAGTTCCCCGGACCAGGCGCGGTTGCGTTCTATCTGTGGGGAATCAACCCCCTCAACCCTCGACCGGCAATGGACTGGTTTGAGCGTCAGGCTGAGCGTGTAAAAGAGTCCGAGGAGCGTGAACTGCGAAAAGAGCAACCACGTGACCGTCTCGGAAGATTTGCAAGCACCAATAGCGGAGGAATCGCGGCAGAAGACGTGCCTGGAGGACCGAACAATCCGCGAGCGGGCATGGGCGACATTAGTATCAGCGACAAAACAGCAGCAGAAATGGTTTCGGGATCAGCCGGTCCCCATCTAATAAAAAACGAACAGGGTCAATGGGAATTTACACCGGAACGACAAGCTTTGCATGACAAGATTGTGAGCGATGCCGTCAACGGTGTCCCAGCCTCGGCAGATCCAACGTATTACGTCATGGGTGGTGGTCCTGCGGCCGGGAAATCAAGCATGCTTGCAACGGGTCAAGTCAATGTTCCGCAGGGAAAGCAAGCCGTACAGGTGAACGCTGACGACGTCAAAACTCAGATTCCGGAATACAAGTCAATGACTTCTGCTGGCGATCTAAACGCTGCCGCCTTCAGTCACGAAGAGAGCTCCTATCTTGCAAAAAGAATTCAATCTGCCGGAATGGAAAGAGGAACAGACGTGGTTCTCGACGGAACCGGAGATTCAACCGCCAATAACATCGGCGGCAAAATCGACTCGGCAAGAGCCCAGGGCTACAAAGTTGTCGGAAACTATGCGACTGTTCCAACAGATGTTGCGATTGCTAGGGCAAATGATCGCGGTAGAAGAACCGGTCGTTATGTTCCAGAAACTGTTATTCGTCAAACACATGCGGGCGTCAGCTCTGTGTTTCCACAGGTTGCGGCTAGGTTTGACGAAGTGAACCTGTTTGATACAACCGGACGACCAAGGTTGATTGCCAGAGGGGGCAAAGGAAAATTGGAGATTGTTGACCAGGCTGGGTACGACGCATTTTTGGCGAAAGCGGGTGCATGATGGCTGATTCCAAGAGTGTTGAACGGATGTACACCGAAATCGTGTTGGGTATTAGTAAGTCTCAGAGCACGGTGGAGATGGATGCGGAGCTGAGTTCTTTGTGGGATCAAATTTCTAGGGAGGTCAAACAAATGAAAGCCGAGGGCAAGGGGTTTGAGATTCCCACCGAGATTCCCGATGTCCCCAAACTCAAAATGGTTCCGGAGGCGCGGTTTGTGGCGTTTATTCGGGGACGTCTAAGTGTCTTGCGTCGACTGTCTGACCTGTATCTGGACAAATAAGTGTCAGAATCTAGTAGCCTAGAAATCATGAACTCAAAAATTGAGACCCGGCGTCTAACTGTCAATCAGTTTGAGTTGCGTCAGGGTCCAGCCGGTGACGGTATGACGTTCAGTGGGTATGCGGCCGTCTTCAATTCGGACTCAGAGCCGTTGCCATTTACCGAAAGAATTTTGCCTGGTGCATTCAGGAAATCTTTGCGATCCAAGAACAATGTGCGCATGTATCTGAATCACGATTCCACGATGCTGTTGGCAACTACTCGTGCCAAGACGTTGAGTCTTCAGGAGGATGAGCGTGGTCTGAAGGTCGACGCCGATCTGCCGGACACGACTGTCGGTCGTGACTTGTCGACGCTCATCAAGCGTGGCGATGTGGACTCAATGTCGTTCGGTTTCTCGGTCCCCGCTCGTGGCGACCAATGGTCCAACGATGGGGCTGTTCGTGAACTCAAAGAAGTGCGTCTCTACGAAGTGTCTGTGGTGACTGGTTTCCCTGCATACGCAGCGACATCGGCCAGTGTGCGTAGTTTGGACAAGTTGGCTGAGCGTACTGCGTTGGATGCCGACAAGTTGGCTGAAGCGATCACTGTTCTTGAAGCTGGGTCGGAACTTTCTGACGATCAGGCTTCAATTCTTGTAGACGTGGTAGGCAAGTTGCGCAAGCAGCCGGACAAGGTCCCTGCTTCAATTCTTGCGAAGCAACTTGAACTACAGCGTCTCGTCGGCTAGATTCTTCTCAACGTAGTTGCTGCGGAGCCGCAGGACGACGCCGACTTCGGAGCCGAAGC